CTGAGGACGAGGAGGTTGATGAGCCGGAGGAGGTGAATGAGCCCGTCATCGTGGAGGCCAAGCCCCCCAAGAAGAAGGCGACCAAGAAGGCTCAAGCCGAGCCTGAGGAGCATGTTGATGAGGTGCCTAAGGCGCCCAAGGCTAAGAAGGCGAGTAAGAAGGACAACGATGATGAGAAGAAGCCCAGGAAGACACGCAGCCCGACCGCTTACAATAAGTTCATCCAAGAGAAGATGTTTGAGTTCAAGGAGACTGAACCGGATATGATTGGCACAGCTCGCTTCGCCAAGGCTACACAAGCTTGGAAGAATATGGACAAGGCTGCGAAGGACAAGTACACGGCTGATTTCAAGGCAATCATCGTTGCGGCATAAATGTAATCAGCGTACACATAGGCAAGCTAGTTAGTCAGACATAGGTAGCGTATATAGTTAGTTTTTTAGTTTTTTAGTTTTTCTTCTTATAGCAAAAAAATTTGAAAGGAAATATTTGAAAGGAAAAGCACAACAAACAAATCACACAAGCAACAAACAAACAACCCACATACAACACGCGAACGTAAGCGCAAAATGACTTACATTACATATGGATTGAAGGTGGCAGCTACCTTGAGCATTGAGATGATAGCTCCTGGTTTTGGTATGGTGGTCGCGGCACTTTCAATGATGTACGATGAGGTCAAAGCCCTTAACATGGACGACAAAATTTTGGAAATTGTGGTCATGGGACTTGATGCGCTTATGAACAACGATGGCAAGGTGACCAGCGGCGGCATGAAACACTTTCGCAAGAACTTTCCCGACATGAACATCACATTGATGATCGTCAAGACCGAGAACCGCCCTTTGTACAGAAAAATCACGCGCGTCTGGAACATTGTCGCCCAAGCAGTGCAGCAAGCCGAGAAGCAAAACAGCGCCTTGGACTTCGAGACATGCATCAAGGATGCCATCGCTGAAACGAACCATCACAGGCTGTACAGTGAAATGCTATCAAATGGGGCAACCGAATCTATTGGGTCGGTCGTTGAGGCTCCCATCAAAAGTGCGTTGGGCTATGTTGCCGGCGAGAATGTTGCAGACGTCATGTTCACTATCGCCTCGGCTATGTTGTGAATTGCACGAAAAAACGTAAGAAGAGTTCTAGGTCAGCCTAGAACTTTTCTACTTTATATAAGCAAACAAACCCATTTTATTACAACAAGATGAAGATGCATAATTGCCATCGTTGTGGATATTCCACGAATATCAAATCTGCATTTCTCAATCACCTAAAAAGGAAACGACAGTGTAAATCGGTAATTTCAGATATCCCGATACAAATCATGCGGGAAATGTATAATGTCAAGTCACCCTCACCAATAACCACTCCCCAGTCAACTCCGGTTCAAGAAGTTGTTTCTATTCCGCAACTCTTTTCATGGACCAATCCCAATCCCACCCCCCTCACACCCTCGCACCCATCAACATCCACACCCCTCGTCACCTCTGCTCCCTTTTTACCAACCAACTGTACTTTACAACCCATTGCTTCTCCACGGGGGTATCTGTATTTGCTGAGAGAGAGGGAATTCATCAAAACGAACGAGCTGATTTTCAAGGTAGGTAAAACTACCCAGAACCTTTACCAACGTATCAACAAATATCCCAAAGACTCAGAATTAATCATGGCCATTCGCGTCGCAGATTGTCATACAGCCGAGACTGCGCTCCTCAAAGAACTTCGTAGGAAATATATACAGCGCCGGGACATCGGCCACGAGTACTTTGAAGGGGAACAACAGGTTTTTATGAAAGAATTGTCGGAATTTATTTGATTGCCCATTTTATGTGTAATAACAGCATCGTACCAGTACGAATTGTGTTAACGAGCATTCAGCTGACGGTGTTTTTAGTACAGCTAGCGGTGTGTGAGGTATTGTATGCATTGTACATTGTGGCGATCGTGATGCATAAGAAACGACGGCCAGTTGCGGTATGTGGTCTCACTATGATTTTGCTTTTAAATTTCGTGTAGTACAACACGAACACAAATAAAAAATTGATTTAAAAAATGTCTCCTTTCAATGTACATAATAAAACTGGGAGATGTCGACGGTTTTTAAATGCTCACGATGCGGATATGAGAACACAGAGTTCCAGGCATTCAAGAAGCACTTGTCGCGAAAAACAGAGTGTAAGCCAAAAGTGAGCGATATTGCGTTTGACGAGGTCAAAAAGCAATTTGATCTTTTGAAGAGGAAGAAGATGCGGGACTTTGGCGATGAAAACACAGATGCTATCGTAAAGGACAAGTTGAAGGAGTACGTTGAAGACCCTCTAAGAGGTGTGCAACAAGTGATACGTGATCTATACTTTACGAAAGGTTTCACAGAGAATCACACCATCAGACTTCCTCCAGAAGACCCGCGATGCATCGAGGTACATATAGACAACGCTTGGATCAAGCGAGATAAAAAGAAAACATACGACAAAATGATATATCGAGCTCAGGCTATCTTGGAGTACAATGTACCGAAGAAGATTTGGACCAATGAGTTCAAGAAGTTTTTGAATAGCATGGAGGAGATGGATAACGATGACCTCTTGGAGCTCATTCGCGAGGAGATAGATGATACGATCATAAATGCGGAAAAAGAACTCTCCAAAAATGAGACTTTATAGAAATGAACAATAACGACGCCATCGTTTTTTTGGCTCAATCCAACGGCAAACATTTCCACCCTTTACGGGAGGATGAATTGGAGGATGTCCATACGCCATTTTTTCAGGTTTACAAGGGTGCGAACAACGCATATGAAGTCAACATGTTCAATTTCGACAAACATGATAATGCTCCGCGCATGCCATTTTATTGCGAGTACCTCATGCGCAATGTTTTTCCTAATGTCGATCTTAAACACGATTTGTCCGGTTATTATCCTATAGAACTTCACGACTCATACAGCTATCTATCGAAAAGGAAAACAGCCAGTTATGACAACGTCTTGACCTTCGCAAAACACCAAGAAGATGCGTATCCCGTACTAATTCCAGATCCTTTTGCTATAGGCAATTATGGCGGTCGTCTTAATGAGAAAGATCCTCTCAAATGGAACGACAAGTCAGACAAGGTTGGGTTTTTTGGCGTCACAACGGGAAATACGAATCCTGTGAAGAATGAGCGCTTGAAGATATGTGATTGGTCGCGGAAGCATAGGGATATGAGCGAATTTTACATCACTCGCATAGCACAGATCGAACCTCAGCAAGTGTTGAACGCCTACCCAGAGTTCAAGGATATGTATCACGACCCTGTAAAACAGCACGAACAGTACAAATACAAGTTTTTGCTGTCTGCTGACGGAAACACTTGCAGTTACGACAGAATGTGTTGGATAATGAAATCAAACAGCATGTTGTTCAAGTACCAATCTAACGACATTCTTTGGTATTATCCACTTGTGATGGAGGGCACGCACTTCACCTCGGTGACTATTGATAACATCGTCAAGAAGCGGGAGTTTTACCTGAACAACCCCAATCAAGCGCAGTTGCAGATCGCGAACGCAAATCACTTCGTGCAAAACTTCGTGACGCCTGTTAATACGATGATGTATGCGACCTACCTTTTTGAGAATTTAGCAGAAAATAAAGCGTAGATGTAAAAAAATTGAAAGGAACAAGTAAAATAGCAGGACATTACACAGATACTTGAAAATATCAAAACCAACATGTCCAATACGAACAACAAAGTCGTTGTGATTTTCTGTCAGAGGGTTTTTCGCGATGGTCATTGGCGTATGGTGCCGTTGAGCCGCAAGGAGTTTTATCCTTTGTGCAAAGATGATCGCAAGCTGTATCGGAATTATCCCGCGAGGTTGATGAAAACCATCGACGACATTTTGGATGATTGAACTGCCGGATCTGTGGTGTGTTTGAAACGGCCTAAATAATCCTTTGTAAGAATTAAAAAATGTCGCACGCAACTATTGAAGATGGTTACACTTGGGCGAAAGATACTGTGTCAAACATTTTTGAGCACATCCCTGTACTCTACGAGTATGCTGAAAAATGCTCAGCAGTGGCTGAACTAGGCGTCAATGATATGACTTCGACTTGGAGTTTCATTAAAGGTCTCCGATTTAACAAAAACAAAAAAAAGCATCTGGTGTGTGTCGATATTGCCGACAAGCCAGTTGTTTTTGATAGTATTGCAGAGTTAGCCAAGAAACATCGCATCACTATGGAATTCATCAAGGGTGACAGTGGTCGTGTAGAAATCCCTAAGGTGGATATGTTGTTCATAGACACTACCCATCATTACGCTCAGCTATCTCGTGAGCTAGAGCTCCACCACTCACGCGTTTCTAAGTACATCATCATGCATAACACCGAAATTGATGGCAAGCACAGCGAAATCGTAAGGATGTGTTATTACTATGATGTCAGCGCCATTGCCAATGAGTTTGGGTATGATGTGAAGGAAATGTGTATGGGCCTTCAGCCAGCCATCGATGATTTCGTAGCCGCGCATCCAGAATGGAAGGTGGAAAAGCAGCTGAGCAACAACAACGGACTGACCATCCTAGCTCGCAATGCTGCTTGATTTTACTACTTCTGGCAAAATCTTCTTCATAGTATCGCCGAGCACTCCGAGTGCATACTCTAATTCGGATGGGTGTTGGATGCCTGATACGATGAAGCTTCCTGTATAAAAACAAAGGATGGTCAAGATTCTGTGCGTAGGCTCATGTGATACTTTCAAGACTACGCCTTGATATATATCGGGGGTATACCTTGCGGTAACTCTGATAGAATGTCTTGGAAATAGAACGCTCAGCTTGTGTAAGTTCACGATAGATTTTGGGATGAGCACCATCGAGGTGTTCAAGGTCAAAAGTTTTGTTTCCACGATCGCGACCTCATGCCATTGCATATGTGCGATGAGGCGCTCCACCAATTCGTGAGCATGCTGAATCGTACGGCATCCTGTTATGTGTAGCTTACCATTCGTGAATACTTTGATTGTTTTTTTCGCATCCATGACCATCGTGATGGAATTTGAAAAAGGTCGGTACTCATGTCCCCGACTACTTTTCGTCGTACGTATTTGAATGTCGCCGGACTGGCTACTGAACAGAGTAGTCAAGTCGATAGATCGCTTGCCGAGCACACAAGTGATAGTGGCAGTACATATTCGAGGAACGCTCAAATGTGGATACAGTTCAGGCACAGCTTCACGAACTCTATCGAACTCGTTGTCAAGAAATGCGCTATTTTTCGCTGTGCTGTCCATAACTAGCACTCTTAATCTCTTGGCTTTCTTTATGCCTAGTTGATGTTTGGAATGTTTGATGCGTTTTACGATAAGCGCTAACTTTCAAGGAATCTAAATGCTTTCGTATCTGATTCATTCCAACAAAGGAAAGCGTGGCAGAATGGGGTTATATCTGGCGTCTCAATGATGTCTTCGATGATTGTAGTGAAGTTAATTCCCAGTTTATGTTGCAACTTAATCCAGTACGTTACCGATAGAGGTTGCCATGGGAGCACTACGGCCCAATTGGCCATCAGATGAGCATACATTTTCATGCCATTGTTTTGACCACGTGTGAAAGTATCAAAGAGCTCTATCAACCCGATGCAATGTTGGTTGATAGACATTTCTTTGACCAAACAAAAGCCGAGTACGGTGTCTTGGTTCACCAAAAAGTATACATGAGCCCAATCATCTAAAATTTCGTCAGCATTTGGATGAAATTTCAAGTAGGCATCGAAAATGTTTTGTTGCGTACTTTCGGAGAGGTGAATGGCTTGAAGCAGCATGATTTTAGTCTGCGTTTGACAATATCTCTATCTTTATGTGATTTTTATGTAACACCGCTTAGAGGGATCATGACGAGCGTCGTGAAGTCGGACAAGCGGGTGTGAGAGGCTTGATGTACATTACGCTTACGTTTAATGTACAACAGTATCATGACCATAATGGCAAGAAGAGCACATATGCTCAGCAGGCAAAGCAACATCATATACCATTGTTGATATAATGCCGCACTGAAACCATTGTCGTTGATTGTGTGGATCGCATACAAAATGGGGATCATGATCAAGAACAAACATGCTGAAAGAATTCCTTCTATCAAATATCTATCTTTGTGATCCGGTTTCTTTGGTATAGGGAAGTCGGTGAACAATACCAAGGAGTAGAACACCAACAGATACATACCGATGATAGCGTGCAATGCATACAAATTGTAACGTGTTAGGATAGCATCGGCCCAAGGCTTTGGTAGGCGGCCTAAGAGGTCAGTTCCATGAATGATGGTGTATACACCGAACACCATCAAAGCAATATCGAACCCTTTCCCGGCGATTGTAGCATCATCGGCGATGAAAAAGCGCATGAATTTTGGAAGCTGGCTTCTTTGTTCCGCCGGCAAAAATATTGCCGTCGCTCCGATGATCAATTTTCCAACACCATACGCAATGAGGATTCCACCAATCAGTGCCTTCAAATATGTGTTCATCATTTCTTTATGAGAATATAATATCACTAAAAAGTAAGGATAAAGTCCTGAATGTCATTTGTCTACCACTTTGCAAAAGCCGTTGTCAACAAACAAAATCCGTTTGAATTTTATCTGTACAGCAGGTTCTCGAAGGACATAGCTATAAGCTACATTGATGGTGATGTCACCATTGTTAGTCCAACGGAATTGCAACAATATCAAATCGACACGTTGCAAACTCTTATAGATAACTATGTAGATCCCGATGTATTCCTGCAGCTGACTGCAACGAACACTTACCCTACCACCTCCGATGAGACAAACTCTACGACTCTGACTCCTGTGCATGCATTCATCAATGCCTATAATGACATCTCACCACCAGGTGTGCTCAATGCCATCAAGATGCTCATAAGGTGCAATTGCAAGAGTACCGAATACTTCGGCACTATGGAAGATGTCACGTCCATGGTTGCTATCCAGGTTTATGACAAAACGCGGAATTACCTCATTGCCAATTCTCAGGTTGAGGTATCTGGCATTGTGCAAGGATGGAAAGACATCGCTCAAAATGGCGACTTTAGCGCGCAGCAATCCTATGTGACATTGAGCATAGAGGGCCTCCGGGACAAACTCACAAATCATGATTGCATCTGGGAAATACGGGCTTGTGTCAGTGACGAACACATTTATGTGAACTTGGGCAGTATTCAGTTCCTTTATTATGATGTACAGACATAAGCAAAGCAAGTTATATTAAGCATAATTATCATGATAGATTATCGCAGTGATACGGTGACAAAGCCGACGGATGAGATGAGGCGTGCAATGTTTTCTGCTGATGTCGGTGATGATGTCATGAATGCTGATCCAACAGTCATTGTGCTTCAATCCAAGATTGCCACCATGTTTGAAAAGGAAGATGCTCTATTTTTCCCATCGGCAACTATGGCAAACCTTGTCAGCGTTTTGGTATGGTGTGGTGATAGACGGGATGCAGAGATAATCGTGGGGGATCGAAGTCACATGTTTTTGTTTGAACAAGGCGGAGCGGCACAGTTTGGGGGAGTGTCGTCTCGCTCTGTGCCAAACTTGG